ATCAAAGAACTTTTCCTTCTTACGGAATGTCCATGAGACTGAACTTACATTATTAGTATTAGCCCCAGTATGATAACCTTGATTTAAGGTAAACCCGTTAGAGTTAAAATTAGTTAAGTCTCTAGGGTAGGCAGCAGGTGCTGTCTCTTGAGCACCAGTTGAATTTGTAAATATGCTTTTTTTAATGCCTCTATTTGTATCAAATAGCGCATGGTCATTTCCACTTCGAGGCTTAAGCCAAACTAAACCACCTTCACCCGCAAGGTCTATGCCGTTGTTAATAACATTCTGCACGTTATTACCAGTAAACAAATGCGTACTAAACACATCTGCAACATTAGCCGCATCACCACTAGGCTGACCTGCAATCCCCATGCCTACTTTTCTTTCAATAGTCATAATTTACCCCATAGCCAAGACAGCAGTTCCGTACCAGATCGTGCCACCATCTATAGTTGTGAAGAAAATTAGATCCACCCCACTGGCGGTCAGCGCAGGTGCGATTCCTGCTGGCCAATCCACACTTGTAGGCCATGTGAGCGTAGCACTACCGCCATTCGTGACAATCATGGTAAATGATCCAGCAGTGCCAGAGGCAGGAGGGTTGGTGAATGTTACTGTCTGTCCCCCACTGAGCGTGTAGGTAAATACGTTACCTAACTCAAGGTCAACAGCGTGTGCAGCCATAGCTACCTTTGTCTCGCCATAATCTTTCAAGACTGTACGCTGTAGTATCTGGTCAGCCATATTGACTAAGCCAGACATAGTGCCACCAGCCTTTGGTAATGCTGCGTCTGCTGTTGCACCATCAGCAGCTACATCACGACCATCAATAGTTGAGTTAGTCGTTAATGCCCCTGTGAGTGTTCCACCACTGGTAGCTAGGAATCCTGCTGTGGCTAATGTGTAGTAAGCAAGTGAGTTCCAAGCGGTTGTGCCAGTACCTGCTTTTAATTTGAGTGTGTCTGTCTCTAAGCCCAGTTCACCCTGAGCTAGTGTAGGGTTTGCGCTTGTCCAATCGGATGCTGTGTCCCTACGAATTTGAATGATACTAGCCATTACGCTGTGCCTCCATCTACTAATTGAGTTGTTAGATAGGTAGAGTTAGCAACTCCCCCGTCTATTTCAAACCTGATTAAATTGTCTGTTTGAGCTTTTGTGTAAGTATTAGCTACGTTAAACGCACCATAAGATACTATATCAACTATGTCTCCTACTGTTGCGCCTGTTGCTAGGACGACAGTAGTTCCTGACGTACCTGTGAAGTCTGTAGCTAAAAGTAATTTGATTCCGTTCAGATATACATCAACAAATCCTGCATCGTAGATAACAGAAAAGGTAGTCTGGTTAGCGGTGGCTGTGTAGACGACTCGCTGTGATGTGCCGTTTACCGCAGAGCCAGCATCAGCCCAACTTGAGCCATTGTAGACGCGCATGGAGTTTGCTGTTGTGTTAAAGTAAAGTGCGCCTGTGATTAAGGAATTACCATCATTATCAACACCTACGTTTGAGCTTTTTGCCCCAAGATAGCGGTCATCAAATGAGTCGAAAGAAGCTGCCGCTGCTGTAGCTGAGTTAGCTCCTGCCGTTGCAGAGTTCGCAGAAGCGGTAGCTGAGTTAGCCCCTGCCGTTGCGCTATTGGCTGCTGCCGTTGCGCTGTTCGCAGAAGCGGTAGCTGAGTTAGATGAATTAGTAGCTTGTGTGCTGGCAGTGCTTGCACTTGCGGTTGCTTGATTAGATTTTGTAGTTGCTGTTGACGCGCTAGACGCAGCAGCGGTTGCTGAGTTAGCCGAATTAGTAGCCGATGTAGACCCTGCGCTGGCACTGTTAGCTGAGTTAGTAGCCTGTGTACTGGCGGTTGATGCGCTTGTAGCGGCATTACTCGCAGAGGTTGATGCCTCAGATGCTTTGGTAGTTGCGGTAGCTGCTTTAGTAGTGGCTGTAGACGCTTGTGCTGCGGCTTGTGAGTTAGAACTAGCTGCGTTAGTTGCGCTGGTTACTGCTGCGGCTGCGCTAGTAACTACCGTATTAAATTTATCTATGTAGTCTTGAGTAGAAGCTCCATCGTCACCTTTCGGCCCTTGTGCCCCCCTAGTTGTTGCTGTGTAATCATCATCATCAATTCCTAATGGATTAGTCGATGAAGAATTTAAACCCCTATCTAGTCCCATGATTGTTTACCTTATGTGTTTAAATTTATTTACGTGAAACTATAGACTGACCGAAATACATACCTACGACAGCCATAATTGCATGAGGTAGCCACTCAGGAGTAACCATTCCTTTTAATGTTTTCCATTCAGTAACTGTATTTGTGAAGTCAAGGAATAGAAACTTAAATCCACTCGTTACTTCAACAGGAACTACAGTTGGAAGGTCTAGTATAGGAGCTATCAATATAAAAGCTGCCATAGCCATAAAGGATACAACTAAGAAACGTCTGATCCATTGAGCGTTAGGGTTCTGATAGGCCCTAGCAGACTCTACACTATCCTCAGAGGCCGAGAATCGCTGTATGAGAGCTTTTTGCTGGTCAGCCTTATCTTTCTGTGATTGTGACCACATCTTCATTACAGCACCGCCTAAGACGCTTAGAATCATAGTGATAGCTTCTATAGGAAATCCAAAGATAGGTTAACCCTCCCTGCTTTGCTGTATTCGTTGTTCTTGTTTCATTTGCTTTGCCCTGTTACGTTCCCAAGTTAACCACGTACCAGCAAAAGCTGGATCAGTTGGATCTAGAGATACTTTAACAGGGGTGATAATCATATGAGCATCGGCTCTACAAACCTTACATGATTTTGCATTGTTACGGTCTGAGATAGGACATAAGTGATCTGTTACGTGATTGTCTTCGCACTTATAAGAGTAGATGGGCATATAATTTCCTAGATACTATAAATAAGTAGAAGCCCTCACCGTAGTAAGGGCCTCTGTTGTTAGCTACTTAACTAAGTTAAGCTTGTGAAAAATCAATGCACCTCGCATTAATTAAGCTGAAGGTACGATAAAACTAATTCCTGCATTGTCACGCAACTCTTTAACACCATAGATAGTATCAGCAGTGAACAAGTCACCAAGATACTGCTGCTGGTATTGAGTTTGTGAACGAACACTCTGTTGCTCTGCAAGTACCAAAGCATCTTTATGTAGCATTACACCAATACGAGTAGCATTAACTACAGGACAAGCAGAAGATACAAACACTTCTACGCCATATACGTTACCAATCATACCAGTTTTAATTGCATTACCGTTACCAACAAATGCTTGCTCAGTAAAACGTGCAATTCCTAACAAGTCACTCTTAGCGACAGGTGGAATTACCAAAGAACGACCCGTCATAGGAACGTCATTGTTGTCCATAACAAGCATGAATTTACGAATACCTGCATCAGTAATGTCAGCAGAAGAACTTCCACCGTCACCGCCTAATTGAGTACCGCCATTTAAAGCAGGAACTAGAGCGAAAAGATCAGTATCTACTTGAGTAGCTAGGGCGTAACCTGCATCATCAGTGTAGAACCTGCGTAGAGAGGACAATGCTTGCTTCTCTACAATATCTTCAATTAAAGTTGAATATTCATAGTGCTTGTTAATTAGAACTAGAATATCTGCGGTTGCAGGAGAATTAAGCACTACTTGTGTAGAAGCAGCTTTTGCGTTTGCAGCACCACGACTAGGAGAAGGAATGTGAATTGAATCACCTTTCTTACCTACGTGACTCATGCGAGTTACTAGATTAGCTAGTACAAGATTTTTCTTGTATCCAGCAATTACTTCATCCGACCATAATTCGGGGATAAAGGCGGCTGCTGTTGAGCCTGTTACGTGATTTGTACCTAATGCCATGTGAATTAACTCCAGTGTTAATTATAATATTATTTAACGCGTCCTTCTGCGTATGCCCGATAGATTTCATCTCCGAGTGATTCATAACGTGAAGGATCACTATTTTTTAAACGTATGAGGTCAGCCCTACGGTAAATTTTCTTACCTCCAATGGAGTCCCCAGACGACCTACTTTCCGCTTTACCTGATGAAAGAGCTTTTGCTTTAGATTGTCCTTGAGCAGTTTTAACTTCTTGCGTCTTGGAAATCATTGCGCGTTCTTTCCAATTGCTAAGTAGTTCATCGGCTGCTTCAAAGTCGTAAGCATTAGCATCTTGAAACAGACGCTGGCGTATTTTACTTTGGGAAATCCATTCCTTAAACTCAGGTGTTTGTACTGTCTGTTGAGCTTCAGGATGTTTCTGAGCAATAGCTTGTATAGCCGCGTTATTGCGACTCTTTGTATTATTTGCTTCAGCTTCCTTAATCTTAGGATGGTTATCAATTTCTCTTCGGATTGCCGCTTGTGGGTCTTCGTAGAAATCAGGAGCCTCTTCCTCAGAATTAGGATTATTTTGTTGATTAGCCTGTACTTGAGTTTTAAGAAATTCATCTGAAAGTTTTCGTAGTTCACCGATTTCCTGACCCTTACGACCTAACTCTTTCTCAAGTTCTGCGTAGGAATTAGCAACTTCTTCGATGGACTTGCCTTGAAACTTACTAGGCATTTCATATTCTTGTTCCTGTTGCTCACCTGTGTCCCCATCTTCTAGGGAGGTGAAATCTTCAGTTACAGTTTCTTCTAAATCCTCAATAGGATCAACTACAATGTTGTTTACCATAGTGTTACTCTCCGTCTATCAAATAGATTGTGGAGTTAATAAAATGACACAGGCCCTATGTAATAGAGTTGTCCGTGTCGATGAGTTTTGTCTGTTCCTCTAATGTGATCAGCATATTAAGTATAGACAGTTGCCCTTGTACTTCGTATAGGGACTTTTCATCTTTAATGGTTGATACTTGATTTAAAGATTCAGACATGACTACAAGTTCTTGTATTAAGTCTTGCCAGCCGCCTGTCTCAAATAGCCTGTACCTACCATCAAAAAATTCTTTATCTTCTTTCATCTTAGTTTAATGCCTGTGCTGCTTTAGCTAAGTTAAGCATTGTTTCAGACTCAAGATGTTTCATCTCAGGAATGTTTCGTATTACTTCAGACTCTAACGTAGACACTTCCATTTGCTTCTTCTGTAGCTCAATGGCTTTCTTCTGTAGGTCTAAGATACGTTCTTGTGCATCAGTGTCGTTAGGAACCTTCATAGCAGCGTCTGCTTGTTTGTTGTACGCTGAAGCTAATGTTTCTTGTGTTTTAGCCCCTACTAGCTCTGTATCAGCTTGTTTAGCTGCCATTTCCATCTGCATATGCTGCTGTTGCATCTCTTGTTCTTCTGGATTAGGCTGCATCATCTGCTGTACTGCTTGCATCATCTCTTCGCGGTTATTTAGACTAGAGTTTTCAAATACTGATAGCAATAACATGTTAAAGGCTTGTGATTCAGGAGGTAACATAGACATTAACTGTACAGTCTGTGTTGTCTCTAGCTCTTTAGCCATAATTCCCATAGTAGAGTAAGGTGTAAACTGGTAATCTAGTACAGGATAGCGTTCTTCATCAAATTGCATCTTGCGATATACTGATTTCTTGATGAAAGGGATCATAAAGTCAGCTTGGAAGTTACATAGAGTACGTTTCTGACGTTTAATTGAGGCTGCTTGCATCATAGACATTCCAGAAGCAGTGCCGTTACGGGCATTTCCTGCCATACTGGTCGCTGAGTCCATAGCACCTGTTGCCATTTGAATCATACGCTCTAATTCAGCAGATTCTTGGAATGTGTGCTGCTGTAACTGTCCAAAATTGAATGGTTGGATAATTGCGCGAGGATCACCGTTAGTTAAGATGGTTTTACCAGCCCTAATGTCTAACTTAGTGCCGCGAGGGATACGTGTAGCATCCATTGCCATCATTGGGTGTGTCGTTAAGGCTAAAGCGTCTATACGACCACGTAATTCAGCGTCTAATGCTTTCTGTGGGTTGTATCCTTTTTCACATACACCACGACCCCAAAACTTATTAGGAACACGGTCATGCTGATAAGCAATAAAAGGACGATCTTTCATTAAATAAGGATTTTCTTCTGCCCTAAGTACCACATCATCGTTAGCTAACGTAACTACTGCCTCTACTAACTCATCTGTGTCATAGTCAAACTCTTCACCAGAATCAGCTTCTTTAGATAAGTAACGCTTAGGAACTAGGCCCCAGTATTCAGTGATTTTAACACGATCATCTTCTGCGCCAGCATTATCTTCTGGATCAAATCCAAAGTCATGTATGCCTGTGTTGGTTGCTCCTAATGGAACATCCCGATAAGTTCCTGCTTCAATGCCCTTGACAACATGGTAACGGGGTTTAATAACCTCCTGCGCTACTCCTAATGCTGAATCAATAGACAAGGCAGCAGGATCAATTATAAATTCTTTTGGAGATACTGCTTCCAATGGAACTGCCATTCTAATTACTTCAACTACTTTACGCTCTGTAGTTCCATCTAGCGTACCTTCTACTTGTGTCTCTACTATGACACGCTCTGTCTTCTCTTCTACGCCAACTTTAGCAATTCCCGTACCGTAGATAGCACCATTCAAGAAAACTTCGTTAATGGCCTGTTTAGCCCCATCTAACTCTAGGTCTTCTTGTAGTACCTTACGCAAGTATGCTATGTCAGAGGGATTTTCATCTAATACATCATCTCTAATATCAAACCACTTCTCACGACCAAAGGTTGCTTCTTCTAATTCAGATACAGTAGACTCAACCGCTTGTTGTAGAGCAGGGTTAATTAGACGAGAAGATTCAGAGTCGCGTAGTTTATCAGACTCTGCCCAGATACCACGCCACAGACGATAGTATTCATCCCACTTCTTTTGGTAGTTCTGGTCACGATGGTTTTTCCATGTTTCTAGACGTTCGCCTAGCCAAGAGGATAGTCCTTGATACTGGTCTTCTTCTTGATCAATCATATTTTAATATCCTGCTTCTAAATCCATTGGTTCCCACTCTTCTATTTCGATAGAGTTGGTAAAATCTGCTACTGATACTTGATCTATGTATGCTAAAGCATCTAGCAGATCATCGTGTACTTGTGGGCTAGGGAAAGAAATCATTTGATCTTCAAAGTGTTTCCAATCTCTGTCTTTGTTGAACTTGATCTTTCGGTGTTCCATGCGACCCTGTAGGGCCCATGTGATACGGTCAGTCTTCTTTTTACCACCGTGAGTTACATCAGTGATTACGACCCATCGACCTTGTATTCTCATTAGGTCTTCTAGATAGGGCATGATTGCATTCTTCAAAGCCCCTGACTCTACGCCTACTGTAGACGCTTCGTTATCTATTGCAGAGTTAAGTATATTCTCTGCGGTCTTCTTTATGTTCCACCTACCGTGTAATATATCTTTTACCCACCAAGTATCACCACAAATCTTTACTATAGCTATAGCGGTTTCATCTAGTTTAGAACCAGACTTTCCTCTATCTTTAGCAGATTGCTCAAAACCAGCAGGGTCAACCGAGACAATGTAATGTCCGTAGTCTGGTTCTTCTGAGGTTTCAAACCATTCATCTTTAAAGATACCGCCTGAGAAGGATTCAAATGAAGCCTCAAACTCCTGACGGAATGCCTGTGAAGACATAGACCTTCTAGCAACTTCAATCTCTTTAGGGTCTATCAGTGGATTATCAGTAGAGTTAAAACTAAAGGCTTCCCACTCAGGGTCGTCTTGTGCAGCTATGTATATATCGTAGAAGTGGTTACGCCCTTCGGGTGTTCCGATAAATAGGGCTTCACCTTTAACGTCAGCTAAGGTAGGTCGGATGATCTGTTCAAAGACAGAGGGCTTCATAAAAGCATATTCATCCATCACTACATATGCCAGACCTACACCTCGTAGTGTATCTGGTCTGTCCGAACCCTTCAGGTATATCTTCCTACCATTTATTAGGGTTATTGTAGCTGTATTCTCGTGAGTAGACTTTATCACATCTCTACCCAAATCTTTCAACAATCCCCATAGAATGTCTTTTGCCTGTTGAAAGGTAGGGGCTATATAGAATATATCCTTGCTTTGTGACTCTAGACCTTTAATCAATAACGTCCACGCTGCAAGGTAACTCTTTCCGAAACGTCTACCACACGCTGCTACTTTAAAACGAGCTGGTGAGTTAAATATCTCCATCTGTGCAGGAGTTAGACTTACCTGTATATCACTCATTCTCGTCTTCTTCTAGAACAGACACTACTATAGCATCGTATGCCTTGTCCTCTTTCTTTTTACTCTTTGCAATAGATTTAGATAGGCTGTGTTCTATAACCTGACCACCTACGTGTTCTATGGCATCCTGAGCTTGATTGCCTAACTGAGCTACAGTGATGTTTATAGCCTGACCACCTTCATGTTTAACTTCAACATCCCTCTTAGGGGGCAGTATTCTATCCAGACACATCTTCAGACATGTAGTATCTCCTTCCATAGCCAACTCAATTACCTTATTGACTATATCAGGCCCTCTCTCAGACATTAATTCTCTAGAGAGTTGGGTGTACTTACCGACACTTCCTTTAGGTCTTCCTGCTGGATTTAAAGGAGGCATACCCTTATAGAGTAATGAACTTCCTTTATGTTTAGTCTTTTTCTTTCCAGTACGAGGACTTAATTCTTCTGTTGATTTACTCATTAAATGACCTAGATTCTTGACCGCCTAAACGGGGATTCTAATAGTTATAGACATACAATAAGGTAGTTGCGATTTATCACTTTAGTGACATAGCTCTACCCGTGTGATACTTACCGATGGAGTTTGGTTATTATATTTATTATTATTGTAAACTCTTAAAGGATTACTCTAAAGCGTCCCTAAGACACTAATGTACTATTATAACATATTTATTAACATAAGTCAAGTCTAATCTAGTCCTCCCCCTCAATACAGTCTGTTTGGTCTACAGATTCTACTTCTGTCCTATTAAATATCCACTTAATGCTTGACTTCTTAATTATACCTCTTCCTCTTATTTCCTCATTTTCCCTCCCATGTGCCTATGAGCCTGTATACGTTTACAGTCATTAGCCACAGGGGGCCCCCCCATGACTTGTGAGTCATAATGTGACCAGAGAGTGCCGAATAGTCACGGAATGACCAAAGGCAGCCCGATAGTCACAATGTGACCAGAGTGTGTCTGATAGTCACGGCCTGACTCATGGGTCACATATGCGCCCAGAATTGACAAGAGAAAGAACCTATGAGCGTGGTATTCTTGGCATGATTATTGTATAGCTAGTGAATCTAGTGTGGCTAATGTTGGCATGATTATTGTATAGGTTGTCTGTCTATTGTTGGCATGGTTGTTGCTAAGTATGCAATATCTGTACCAAGTCGCGTTTAGATAAGTGTCGATTCTAGAACATACTGATCAGGTATCAAGTCTATATATCCATTAAGGGCCCTAGATTGTCTTATGAGTGGTTTTAGCTTAGGTCTATATCTTAGGATAGACTAACTTATTTTATTCGTTAGAGAGCATTTCCATACTTTTATCATTTGTCTAGTTATACTTTTATCATTTAGTTAATTAACTATTGTACCTATATAAGTAGGACTAATATATTTTATAGCTGTGTCGTGTTTAGGTATTCAGGTGTCGTATTTAGAGCGCACCGATTACTAGACCTGCTATTCTATCTGTATGGGAGTTAACCGACCCATCTAGAGCCCCTAAAGCTTGGATCTAGTCTGACCTCATCGGTGGGTTGTAACGGCTTTAATAGTCGGTCGCTGGAGTGTAACGAGAAGCGTACGTTTTGTTTACCTTTATAGTGGCTCAATAGATCCCCCTATTAGAGTCACTTTAAAGTTAAACCAAAATAGAGTATTAAATTATGCATAACTTAGAACTAGGAACATGCGCCACTGCGGTAGTGAGTGGCATTAATTACAGAGTAGAGTATCGCGGTGATGATTTCTCCGTATGCTGCGCTGATGGTTGTGGTCATCGGTGGTTCTCTACTCATAGGGCTATGACCCCAAGAGACGACATAGCCATTGCATTATCTACTTATTTAGACAAGGAAGTTAGACCTTGTAACATAAATTATATGTTTACTATGGTTAACTTAAACCCCTTTTATGGGCCTAAATAGGCCCCTTTGGAGAGTACAAAATGACTAAGATTATTATGAGTACAGACCGACCAAACAAGACCCAATTAGAACTAAATAAGACCCGTAAAGAGTTTGAGTATTATCTAGAATTGAAGGGTTTTAAATATGAAGTATGTGAGGGGTCATGGGAAGGTGAACGAGAGCAATCTTATATGATTACGTTAAGAGACGGCTTAGGCTTTACAAGTCTAAAAAATATAGCTTTTGACCGATACGACCAAGACGCAGTATTACGAGTGTCCTCATACGGTGGAGCTAGTTTATTCAATTCCGATGAGACTAGGGTTGATGTAGGTAAATTCATAAAGGTTGATTCCATACCCTCAGACCAATGCTATACGCAATCCTTTAAAACTGGCAACATATACGCCACTATTTAACCTTATACTATTTAGGAGAGTACAAAATGATTAGAATTAAGAATATAGATTGTTACGGTGACATGTCAGAATATGCGACCGTTAGCATGGTTGGTAATTGGAATACTGGAGAGGAATTAGAGCAATTATATACAGGTTCCCAAGAGTTTACGACTTGGACGCAGTTAGTAGACTACGTTATCAAAGCAGGTAAAGAAGACGGTTATACAATAGATGAAATGGAGAGCGACGAATGAAAACATATACTACTTTTGAAATAGAAACTGAAGACTTACACCAAATCACTTGGTCTGGCAGTATCATATTTTATGTCTATAAAAACGGTAATTTAACGGACACTTTTAACGACTTCCACATCGGTTGTCTGTTAGATGCTAGGGAAAGGGCATTAACCTATTTTTACGAAGAGGGGTTTATAGAGGACCCCTATGTCTACTCTTTTGAGGGGTTTAAACCATGACCGATAACGAATTTAAAGTATTAACCGATGAGATACAGTATGATTTTAATTTTCAAGAGGCGTTAGTCTCCAATGATCCTGAAATGATGGCCGCTGTATTTAGTGATTATGGTATTTTTTCAAGTGTACAAAATGCCAGAGAATTAATAATTAATCTAAAAAAAGGAACAAAATAATGCGTTTAATTGAAGAGCAAATGTGGACTGCTATAGAGTGCCAAGACCGTGTATGGTCTAAAGACAATACAGGGGTAGAGTATCGGGCCAATTATGATGAGTCTTTAATCTACTTACATGGGCACCATATTGCTACCTATGACCATGAAACCGAGACTGCGAGGGCCAATGTAACGACTCTGCGTAAATGGCCCACTAGAACCACTATGAGCCGTCTAAGGGCCTTGAGGGTCGATGTATGTACCCGTAAAGGTATCGTATACTTAGATGATAAGGCGGTATTTTAAGATGATAGAAACAATGGCATTTATCGCGCTTATTTTGAGCGTACCTATTATCTGTTTTTCGGTCTGCGTTTGGGTCGTCAAAAGAACTCATAAACTAATTAAAAGGATCAAGTAAAATGGCTAAATATCAAAAGACTGTGGACATATGGACACTATCACAAGAGCAAAGGAAAGGCTTACAAGCAGGACAATGGATAACCGCAGGTAAAGACGGCAAGTATGAAACTAAGGGCATATGGTGCGGGGTGGGCAAGTCAGGTAACGATGTGGCTATATGGCTAGGGAACCTAGCAAGTCGTAAAGGGGCTGCTAGGCTTGAGCATATACGGTTTATGATGCAATATGCAAAAGGGTAGCTTATGATTATACTTAGGTTTTTTTCGGGGGCGTTTATCGCCCTTGTTCTAGTTTCTGTGTTTACAGATGATGCCTATATTGCACTAACTTGCATGGTCTTAGGTGGCGTTATTGTAGATAAAATATTTAACAAAAAAGGACAATAAAAAATGAAATTATCAGACTATAAAGAACTGCTAACAAAACACGATTGGCACTATAAGGAAAGTGATGATCCCTTACGTTTAGAGAGGGGCGAAAGGTCATTAAAACTCGTTGTTGAATATCGTAATTTCACGCCTAAACATACCGAAACTTATATCAATTATAGGATTCCAGAATAATGAAAAATCACAATCTAAATGACTATAGCGCAGGTGATGTGGTCAAATTAGAATACGGTAACAACCCCTATGGTATAATAGGGTCGATAAACAGAGACACGGGCCAAGTGCTAGTTAGATTTGCTAGCGGCCCTAAAGTCTATAAATTCACAAGCTTAGAGGTGGTGGTAAAAAATGCTTAAAATTAAACAATGGATTAAGACAATAGACACTGAAGAGGTGTTTTTATTCTTAACGGGTGGAATCCTTTGGTTTGCCTTAATATCAGGGGTTTTGCTAGGGTGGTCGATATGAAGAGAAGCATATTAAAGGACAGTGCCTTTAGACGCTTAATAAAGCCGTCTAATGAGGATTCATTTTACTGGTATATAGCAGGTCTATTAGACTCCAAAGTCTACTCCAGCACCGACTATATCGCCTTGTGCCGCTATCAAAGCATAGGGTATAAGAAACGTATGCAATTAAGACAAGTAATGGAGTATTAAAAATGGTTATCAATAAATATGATATCACTAAGCACGTTTATGAGGCCCTAGACTTATTACATCTAAGTTATTGGCGCACACAGCGTAAGTTAAAAGAAGACCCTGAAGACATGTTTTTAGCAGATGAGTTTTTACAGATCAGTCTAGCGGTTGAGAAGTCTAAAGAGTTACTCAAGCAAATAGAATTAATACAAAGTCAGAGGATAGAATAAATGCTTAAATTTGAAATAAACCAAGAGACAGGCGATTTAATTTTAACTACAGATTATGGCATGATTGTTATAGACCAGCAGGATAGGGACTTGCTACAAGACCAGTTGAGATATGCTAGACAGGATGAAAATCCACAGGATCATATCTACGAGAGAGGGTACGCTAAAAACCCCGATATAATTGAAACTAGAGAAGCCTTAAAAAGCAAGCTAGCCTTATACGAGTTATATCAGGATCAAGAATATTGGGCCAATAAATGGCAAAACCAAAACACAGCCTCAATGCGAGAGTATGTTAATTTTCATACAGCAGACAAGGCTAGGGATGCTGCTATTAAGTCGGGCTTAGATTTAGACGATTTATTATTGTTCTAAACCATTAGAGGTAAATATACTATGAAATGCAAATCATGCGACAGGCTATTACTAGATGATGAGGATATTGAATTGTGCAAAAAATGTCTAAAACAAGACGCACAATTTTATGACGATGAGGACAGTATTGATGAGGATGAAATGCTAGACGAAACTATTGAAATAGAACTTTACACCGAAATTACACAGCAGGACTATTTATTAATTGATTAATCTATGCTAAACTCAAAATAGTTCCTTAGCACTTAGGCACTCTTCAGTATTAAACTTTATTATAATCCTTAAATAATTATAAAGAAGTTTCACTGAAGAGCAGCTAGGGCCTGTTGATAAATCATAGGTATTAAAACCTATAAACGTAATCTAAAAAAGAGTAATTAATTATGAGTCTATCAGTAACCGAAGGTTATATCGCATTTAGTCATGTCTTAACAGAAGACCAATATCAGGGTCAGGACGTAGGATATAACATAACATTATGTATGGATAAAGAAGAGGCCGCTAAGTTATCGGCTTTAGACGTTATCATTAAAGATTATCAAGGTGTAGCACAACGAAAGTTTAAGTCTGGCTATAGTATTGATATTTTAGACGATAACGGTCAGGCTATGTCTATGACTGAAGAGTTGCCTAGAGGTACTAAAGTAAGGGTACAGTGGAAACACGGTAACATTCACCCTCAACATGGTTTAGCGACTTATGCTAACCGAGTCAAAGTATTAGAGATGGGTACAGGTGATATTCCATTAGACTTTGAGAATGCTGAAGAAACTACAGACTTCTAGCATTATATAATTCTCCTAAAACATCCTGAACAAGATGTAAAACTGTTCTTTTTTGTCTCTAAAGGAAAGTGAAAATGCAAACAATCATAACGACTAAAGAACAAATAAAACAGGCACAAGATATGTCTGAAGAGATGGGTATATTAAAGAACTCTATAACGCGAGGGAAGGGTAATGTAATCGGTTTTCTAGGAGAGGTGGTACTGTCACACCACTTAGGCTGGAAACAAGCTAATACCTACGATTACGACCTCATAATGCAAGACGGATCTACAGTGGATGTTAAGTCTAAACAATGCAGGTCTATTCCACAGCCTCATTATGAATGCTCAGTAAACGCAATCAATACAAAACAGAATTGTGACTATTACGCATTCACCCGTATTAAGAGTGACTTGTCAGTTTTATACTTTGCAGGAATTATACCTAAAGAGTTATATTACACATTGGCAGTTAAGAAATTTAAAGATGATGTAGACCCATCAAACGGGTTTATGTTTAGAAGTGACTGCTATAACTTAGCATTGTCAGAACTAGATGATTTAAAGGAGTAAGTAATTATGAGTAGTAAATATACGTTTGATTTAGAAGTTGAGTCATGGGAACTAAGGGTTGATGTTACTGTAAGCGGTGGCTTTATTCCAGCTAGTATGTATGAACGAGCCGAGTGCCCTGAAGTAGAGTGGAGTATAGATAAAGTATTGAGCATAGGGTCGTTTGATGATATTGATGATGATGATATTCTCACAGCAGTATGTAATGAACTAGATGAATTAAAGAATGGAGAATAAAAATGATAACTAAAGTTGGTTATAGTATTGATGAAGGAAACAAAACTAAAGTTGGTTATAGTATCGGGCAAAAAGATCATGTTCAGGACATGGGTGATTTAATTCTAGAGTATGAAGCCGAACTAGAAGAAAAGCTAAGATTAGAAGATGAATTAATAAAGGAGTAACGTATGTTTTTAGGTATAATTTTAATGAGTGCTATGTTTACAGTAGATCACCCTGAGTTTGTCAGTGCTGTTAAGGCTGACTTTAAAGCAGGGAAGTCATGGGCTTATGTAGGCGCACAGCCACCTCCAGAAGACGGTGTAGCTATCCCAATATCGAGCCTAACGACAGGTGAAGACATTGTATTATTTGTAACTAAATAGAGGATAATAAAATGAATATATATGATTTAAGAGATGTGACAGTAGACGGTATTTGCATGAATGATTATCCAGATTTTGTAGATGCTTATATTTCAGAAGCCATAGATGCTAACGGAAATCCCTTATCAGATGATCAATTAGAAAAGTTAACTAACGAAAACTCAGAGTTTGTTCAGCAATTGGCCCATGAAGAAATCATGGGGAGAGTATAAATGAAACGGTTATTGATATTACTTATGGTAGTCTATATAGCTGGCTGTGGCACACCACCTCAGAACGATTACAAGCAAGTATGGTGTGATGAGTTGTATACTCACAGCGAAGCTACATGGGGCCCTGAAGAGGTACAGGCAGCAGCCTTGTGTGCCAAAGAGAATATGCTATGAAGACAATCAAAGATGATCCCGTAGAGGATGCTAGGATTAAGTATGAGAAAGCCTACAGGAAAAGCACTATCGAACCTAAAGAGATGGACGCTGACCTAAACCTATTATATGAAGATTATATGAACAAAGTATTGGAGCAATTAGATTATGAGCTTAATATTCAAACCAAAGATTCCTGCAAGTTTCAGAACTGAAGAAATCAAACCAAAAGAAGATAATAAAAGATACAGGGGCCCTCAAGTGTACTGGAAGTCTTCTGAATTAGACAAGCTAGTAGAACTGCGAGTCTTAGGAGTTTCTTACTTAAACTGCGCCACGTTATTACATAGAGGCCAGAGTGCTATCGTTTCAGCTATCGCATACAATGATTTGTACGGTAAAATTGATAGTCAAAGAAAAGAAAAAATAAACCAGATAATGAGACTTCCATAACATGACTGAATTAATGATTAAGACACTGAAAAATAAATCACTAAAGGAAAAGATTGCAGCGTCTAAAGCCCGTACTAAGATTGAAACAGAAATTTCAAACTATGAAGAGGGTGTTAAAAGAGGCGGTCAGTTTGTAGCATACAATGAGGATATGATAGCTAAGTTAAAGCTTAGGCTGGAGGATCTATGAATCTAACAGATCAGCAGATTGAAGAGTTGGTAATATCTGAGTTAAAGAATTACTATAACGTCCTAGACTATGCAGTAGAGGACGAAGGGTGGTATTCGACCACTAGGCAAAGGGATAACGACAGAGTTACCCTAGCAGCAATCATTAACTTATTGACACATTACCTAACAAAAAAGGATCACGATAAATGGCTATCAACTATTCGGCTGGTAACGCAGAAGTAGACAGTAGAGGCCCTTGCTCTAAGTGTGGGTCTAAAGATAATTTAGTTAAGTATAAAGATGGGCACTCTACCTGCTATTCCGTAGGCTGTGGTCACTTTATTAAATCAGGTGAATCAATGCACAATCAATCGACAGTAGTTCCTACACCTCCTCGTAAAGAGGTAAATAAAGAGGATCTAATCAAGGGCACTAAGGGCTCTATACCAGACCGTAGATTATCCCAAGATATTCTAGACAAGTTTGGCGTTACAATAGAGTATGACGCTAAAGGAGATATCACTAAACACCACTACCCGTACTACAACAGCGACAATAAGATTGTTGCCTTAAAGACACGGGTAACTAAGTATAAGCAATTCTTTTGCAGTGGTAATCTAGGGGATGCAGGACTGTTCGGTCAAAATGTATTTGAGGGTCGTGCTGGTGGACGCTATATAACGGTCACTGAGGGCGAGTTAGACGCACTGGCAGTTAGCTCTATGTTTCACGGTAAATGGCCTGTAGTGAGTTTAAAGAACGGCTCAGGTAGTGCGGTGAAGGGTATCAAAGAATCACTTGAGTTTCTGGAGTCGTTTGATAGTGTCATACTTTGTATGGATCAAGACGATGCAGGTTCAGACGCGACTAAGAATATCGTAGATTTATTCTCGCCTAACAAAGTAAAAGTGATGCAGATGCCTCTTAAAGATGCTTCTGAGATGTTGATGAAAGGCAAGGTTAAAGAGTTTACCGAGTGCTGGTGGTCTGCTAAACCTCATAGACCTGCTGGTGTAGTGTCTTTGTCAGATGCAGGTAATTGGGATCTATTCGTAAAGCGAGGTACTGAAGAGGTGACTCCTTTACCTAAAGCATTCGGATCACTAAACGCCATGATGAATGGTGGTATAGCGGCTGGTGAAATCACGGTACTAGGGGCGTTAACATCTATCGGTAAAAGTACAGTAGTCTATAATCTAGTCTACGACATGTTGATGGAGTCTAATAAGCGTATAGGTTGTATTTTCCTAGAGGCTGACGTAGGCGAAACAATAGAGAAATTAATCTCTGTACATATCGGTCAGAACATATCTAACGTACCTCAACCTGAACGGGACTACGACCAGTTACATAAGAAGTATTCGGAATTAGCTGATACAGATAAGTTACATATACTAGACCATCAAGGGGCTCTAGAGGCAGATGAACTGTTCTCTAAGATGCGTTACATGGTTAAAGGGCTAGACTGTGATGTTCTAATACTAGATCCTCTACAGGCTGCTGTGACCTCCAATGAGAATGGAACCGTAGATGCCTTTATGGATAAGTGCCTTAAACTAGCTAAAGAAACTGGAGTCAGTATCATTGTAGTCAGTCATATGCGTAAGCCTAGTGCTAAGGATGCACACGATGTAAACGAATATGATATGAAAGGCTCAGGATCTATTAACCAGATTGCGTTTAATACTATCTTATTAAGTCGTGACAAATTATCTGAAGATGAGTATGCTAGAAACTGTACTAAGATCCAGCTAGTTAAATGTCGTAGGACAGGTAATACAGGCGTAGGTGGCTGGTTGTTCTATAACTCAGATACTAGCCGATTAGAGGCTGGTCAGGCCCCAATAATACAGGAAACAAGTAACTATGACTTCTAAATCTATAGTTCTGGACATTGAAGCTAATGGCTTTAATCCAGACAAGATATGGTGCGTAGTCACCTTAGACATTAATACTAAAACGTCTACCCAATATGTAAATAATCTAGCTCAGTTAAAGACTGATCTGTTAGACGTTACTGAGATAATAGGACACAACATACTAGGTTATGACATACCTGTACTGGAACGTCTATTAGGTATTGACTTCAGTAACATCAAACTAACCGATACTCTAGTCTTGTCTAGACTTGCAGAACCTGCCCGACAGGGTGGTCATTCTCTAGCGTCATGGGGACAGCGTTTAGGTTATCCAAAAGGTAAATTTACTGACTTCAGTTATTATAGTGATGAGATGTTAGAGTATTGTATTACTGATACTGAAGTAAACTTATTCACCTACCGTAAACTACTCAAAGAAGTTAATGATTTTTCTGTAGAGTCTATTCAACTAGAGATGGACGTACATAAAATCATAGCTGAACAGACCCGTAGTGGTTGGTTACTGGACGAAAAGAAAGCCTTTATATTGTTAGCTGAACTCAAAGAGAGCATGATGAATGCAGAAGCTACAGTTCGTAAACGCTTTACACCTATGCCAGTATGGGTAGAAAAGAACTACCCTAAGAACCCATTAAAGAAAGATGGTACTGAAGCAGCTATCATGGGTAAGCATAGAGAGCAGGGTTTTCACCATAACTCACAAGGAAGCTATGGTGTCTTTGAATACCCTATCTTTAACTTAGGAAGTCGCCAACAGATAGGACGTTATTTGATCCATTTTGGTTGGAAGCCTACTGAGTTTACTGAGACAGGCATACCTAAGATAGATGAAAAGGTACTGGAGAATGTAGACATACCTGAAGCAGTAATGATCAAAGAGTTTCTATTACTCCAGAAGCGAGTGGGCATGGTTCTAAGTTGGGTAGAGTCTGTAGCAGACGATGGTAGAGTACATGGATACGTTAATGCTATAGGGGCGCAGACAAACCGTATGACTCATAGCAGCCCTAATGTTGCTCAAGTCCCTGCGTCATACAGCCCATACGGTAGAGAGTGCCGTGAGTGCTGGATAGTGCCCAAAGGGTATAAGCTAGTTGGTTGTGATGCTTCTGGTTTAGAATTGAGAATGCTTGCTCACTATATGAATGACGCAGAGTACACCAACCAGATTATAGACGGTGATATACACTCCTACAATCAGGAAATGGCTGGACTACCTTCTAGGGATCAGGCCAAAACGATGATTTATGCTCTGTGCTATGGGGCTGGTGATGTTAAGATGGGCACTATAATCAATGGATCTGCCTCAGAAGGTAAGAAACTAAAAGCCACTCTATTCAATAACATTCCTTCACTAGCTGACCTCATTACTAAGATTAAGAAAGCTTCTAACAGGGGATATTTGAAGGGCCTAGACGGACGTAAAATATGGGTTAGGTCTGAACACTCAGCCCCTAATTTTCTCTTACAGTCAGCAGGGGCGATTGTTATGAAAAAAGCACTTGTGTTATTATACAACAGTGCTAGAGAAGAAAAGTTAAACTTTACTTTTGTAGGTAACATACACGATGAGTATCAGACTCAAGTTCTAGAAGATCACTCAGAACGGTTTGGGGTATTGGCTGTAGAAGCTATCATTAATGCTGGTGTAGCTTTAAATATGAACTGCCCGTTGGACGGTGAATCTAAGATAGGGAATAATTGGTATGAGTGCCATTAAAATGTGTAATATCTGTAATATAACGAAGCCTATAAGGGGTTTTGATAAAGATAAGACAAAGAAAGACAAGCTACAAGGAACCTGTAAGTCTTGTAGGAAAGATTATAGACTAAAACTAAACTTAGATAAATTTAAGTTAACCATGCAAGAGTATAACGATATGCTTAAAGAACAGAACTATTTATGTAGTATCTGTTTTGTAGATGAAGGCAAGTCTTTATGTATAGACCACGATCATGTAACTAATAAGGTTAGGGGCTTACTCTGTAGTAGATGTAATAAAGGATTAGGTTTACTTGGTGATAGCATACTTGCAGTTAAATCAGCACTAAAGTATTTAGAGAAATAAAAATGAAAACACTAAACACATTAGTAGAAGATATTTATTCGGTAGTCAAAAACAGCAAAGCAGATCCAAACGTAGATGTTGATGCAGTATTTGATCTGTTTGGAACTAACGTAAAGGAGGCTGTATTTAAGTCATTGTTTGAAGAGAGGGGAGACTCCACACGATTGCGTATGTCGTCCGTAGGCAAACCTGATAGACAGGTATGGCTTAACTCTAAAAACTACCCTAAAGAGGAATTAGAGCCCTCTACGTTGATTAAGTTCTTATATGGTCATGTCATAGAAGAGTTAGTCTTACTGTTAGTACGTCTAGGTGGGCATACAGTCGCTAATGAGCAAGATAAGGTAGAGGTTAATGGAGTCAAGGGCTCTATGGACTGTACTATTGATGGTAAACTTATAGACGTTAAATCTGCCTCCAGTTATGCCTTTAAAAAGTTCAAGGATAACACTGTAGAATTTGATGATCCATTCGGTTATGTAGATCAGTTAAAAGGCTATGGCGCAGGGCTCGGTGTTAAAGAGGGTGGCTGGTTAGCTATGGATAAAGGAAATGGACATTTAGCCTTAGCAATGATAGACTTGACAGAAGGTAAGAGCATTGAGGACAGGATCACTCACTTAAAAGATATTGTATCTAAAGATGAAATGCCTGATCCATGTAGTTATCCCGTACCAGACGGTAAAAGTGGAAATATGAAGCTATCTACACAATGCTCTTACTGCGCTTATAAGCATACTTGTTACCCTGATCTTAGGACTTTTCTGTATAGTACAGGCCCTAAGTTTCTAACTGAGGTTTGGAGTTTGCCCAGAGTAATTGAAATAACTGAGACTAATTAATATGAGTTTAACCTATAAAGTAGTACAGACCCCGCGACCAGAGCGTTTTGAAGAACAAATTAACGTACTTTTAGCTGAAGGTTGGGAACTGCATAGTAGTCCCTTCATTGATGGTACAGGCCAAATGGTACAGGCATTATTAAAGGATGTTCCAAATGTCAAAAAAGCAACTGCCAAAGTACAGAAGTAAACTAGAGGCTAGGGTTGCTGTAGGTCTTACTGAGTGGGGTTATGAATCTGAGAAGATGAATTACATCATTCACAAGACCTACAATCCAGACTTCATTAAGGGTAATATCTTCATTGAAGTTAAAGGATTCTTTAGGTCTGGAGACACTCAGAAGTACAAAGCTATCCACGACCAAATGCTAAAAGAAAATAAGATACTTGTCTTTGTCTGGTCTAAGCCTCACCAAAAACTACGGAAAGGATCTAAACTCACTAACGCAGGATGGTGTGATAAACACGACATTAAATGGTTTTCACAAGATGATATGAAAGCCCTTAATAAGTGGAGTAAGAACGTCAATGGCTAAGACAGTAGAAGAATTAATTGAAGACATAACTAGGGACTACGATGTAGACTTGTTAGTTGAGATATTATGTATTTCTGCTGAAGATTTGTTAGAGAGGTTTGACGATAAATTAATGATAGCTATAGAACGAGGGGACTTTAAAGATGGAACCTGATTCAGCATTACATAATCAGATAGGAGGTTCTCATTATCAAATGGGTGGCATACAGCCTATTGAATACATACACGCTAATAATTTATCTTTTATCGAAGGTAGTATAGTTAAATACATCTCTAGGTGGCGTGATAAGGGCGGTATACAGGACTTAGAAAAGATTAAACACTACATAGACCTTCTCATAGAGTTAGAAGATAATGTAGGTAATAGAAAAAAGTAAATAAAAAGGCCCCGAAGAGAAATCTAAGGGGCCTTTTTATTTGCCTAAGATTTAGTCTAAAGATCCCTCATTAGTAACTGACTTACTGTGCCTATTACTCTGTTTTCTGTGAGACATTATTTCATTACCTTCTGCGTCTAGATAAGTGATCTTTTCCCTATACGTCTTACCTCCTATCTTAACTACGTCCTTTTCTATTTTCCAAGACGAAATAGGAGTAAACCCGTAGTCTGACGCAGCCAAGTTATAGTCTGCTGCTTTACGCGATACAAGACCACCTAGCGGCCTCATCTTACCGTCTTTAGGGTCGTTAGTAGACACCCCATCTAATAGCTGATTCTTTAAGCTAGACTGTACAGCCTCAACTTGAGCCTCACCTGTAAGACCCATAGCAGCATTAAGACTTTTCTTTAACTCATCTGCTCCCGACATTCCTTGATTCCATACAGTGCTTATTAATGTTTCTTGTAAGCCACTACGCATAGAATCAAACTCAGGGTATGCTTTTTGAAGTTGTCCTACTCTCATATTAATTAAACTTGTTGCAGCAGATTTGTAATCTACTTTTCCAGAATCACCAGTAAAATCTGTCATGTTTAAATCTGCCATGCCAGCCTTTAGGCCATAAGGCATAGTGTCTGATCCACCTTCTGCGCTCTTGTGTTTAAATATACCTTCTGATATATCAAAATCAGATATTATTTTATCTACTAAATTAAAACTATTACCTACTTCTACCTCTTCTGCTTCTAGATCAGAAACTACCGTGTCGGCTGTAGTATCTTCAAATAGACTAGGCTCTAACTGAACAGACTTACCGCCAGCCCTAGCCGTTTCTATAGCTTGTTCCATGTTAGCATTTTCTGGAGTACCTGCTGCTCTTTTGATAGCGTCAGACGCTTTAGCAGCTATCATTGAACCGTCTATAGAGGCCCACATTCCAGATAACTCTTGTTTCCCTCGCTCGTACTGAGCCAACATCTCTTCTATCATTATTTTGTTCCTTTATCGTGCTGCTTTTCTTTGTTCTTCAGCTAACTTTCTATTTACCTGAGCTTCTTGCTTAGTGTCTTTTATAGAGTCCATGAAGTTCATGTATCTAGACAAAGCAACTTTAGCAGTCGTTGAGTTAGCAGATATATTAGCGTTTGTTAGAATTTTAGTTAAAGCTTTCCATTCTTTTATTTTTGCTGGCTTAGAAGCTAACTTACCTAAAATAGCAGGGGAAATAATTATAGCTGCTGCTACAGGTAACGTCAAAAGACTTCCTGCCGTAGCTGCGCCAGCAACAAGGGTAGGTAAAAAACCACCAACTTGTGCATAAGCTTGTGATGTTTTTGACTGTGCTACTAAACTAAATCTAGCATTACTGTCACCTAACTGTTTTGCTACTACCTCAGCAGTATCTAAAATAGAAGTAAGACGACCAAACATTTGAGGGCCTAATACCTTTTCAGTTAGTTCTCTTTGTTTTTTATATCTTAATGTTTTATTTAAAGTTTTTAACTCAGAAGAAGTAGAAGACAGCGGAATTAATCTGTTTAGATAACCCCTACGAACTTCATCTAATAACATATCAGATTTTTCTTGAGTGATGTTTTTTCTTGTTTTTGCCGATTTCATAAAGTCAGTAAAAGCTTTAATAGCTTCAGGAGAACCATGTAAAAACTCACCTACTTCACTAGGTTTCTTATTCATAGCGGCACTTATAATATCTGAATCTAAAGTCTTTTTAGCTTCTTTATACCAACTTCTTAAAACTTTTAAATCACTTCCATAAGTAGATCCTAGCTTATTAGCCGCGCTTAACATTACCCCTTCTAATTGCTCAAAAGCATCTCCAGCATATTTAGCCCCTACCGAGTCTCCAGACTTACGAGCTTGTTGTGCTATGTCGCCTATCTTTTTAAGTTGTATACTCACGTCTTCAAAAGAAACAACTTTTTTGTTATTCCCTAGTAAAGAGTTTACCTTAGCTTTAAACTCGTTAGTGTCTGCTACCGCACCTACTTTTTGAGTACCTGCTTCTTGTGTAAGTTTATTCTTAGCCCACGCATTATAACCTTTTAAATCAATAGATTCAGAAGGAACGTCCTTTAATACAGCTTTTAGAGCAGCACCATATTCGTCACTTAATCCTTTATTAGCTCCAGCATGTAATTCAATTATCTTTTGACCCATTCCTTCAATAGAAGGGCCGTCTAACAAAAGATCCATTTCTTTAGACAAGGCTTCTCTTTGGGCTATTTCTACTTTCTTTACGCTTTTAGTTAAGTCCAAACCAATTAGACTTATGTTTTCCATCAGTTTAGCACCCCAAGTCCCAGAAGCCTGATAGCGTGTTAACGTAGTGCCGTATTTTTCAAATAAAGCCTGAGCTGCTTTTTTAGCATCACTCATATCTAGACCGCTTTTCTTTATAACTTTTGCACTAATAATACCAAAAGATCCTAATAGCAAGTTACCAGCCGCATCCCATTGGGCAGACTCTACGCTTTGATCATATGCATCCTGATAATTAAAATCTTCATCTTTTACAGCAGATTCGGCTACCTCTCCAGCAAACTGACCTAATCCTGCCGCTATAGCACTTGTAGTAGTTATTACAGCTAATTTAGCCACAGGATGTTTAGCAACTACGTCTGCTATTTTTACCCCTTGTTGTACGCCTTTAATAGAGCCAATAACTGATACAGCGTCTGCTACTAAGTCCCTCGCCATTCCAGCAGGGGCGTAACTGTCTGCAAACCTATTAAACTCATCAAGAACAACTTCATCTGGTGAACGGTAGGTTGATTCAAACTGTTCTTGAGGTGACATTTCTGAAGGGAGTATAGGCTGTTGGGGTGCATTAGGATCTGGTAACTGAGGAACATCTGCTTGATTAGTTTTCTCATTTTCTATAGCTGCAATTTCTGTAGCCGATAAAAAGAATCCTTCAGGTAGGTCTTCTTTGCCCCCTTCTTGACTAACAGACGTAGAATCCATATTAAAATAGTTTGGTGGTAAATCTCTTTGAGACATTAAATTAACCCCTCTGGATTAAATCCGTATTTCTTTTTGAAGTCACGCAAAACACTTTTGTTATTTATCTTAGGATTTTTTATTGCCTCCTTATATGCGTTTATCATCTCTTCAGGAACTCCTATAAACTTATCCCAATTTTGTAGCATTCCTTTTGTATTATTATTTTTAGAGATGTAACCACTCTTAAACTTGTTGTAAACAGCATCAGCGTCTTGAAGTCTAGCAAAAGCCTCTAGCCAATTTGTCAATACTACGGGGTTTGAACTACCCGATGGAAAACCTTCCGCTATTAATGCAATATCTTTATCAGAAGCAGGGCCAGCAGGAAGAGATCCAATAATCTGAGAGTTGCTTATACGAGTAAACTCAGTTCTAAATTCAGTAACTGCGTCTTCACTACCTAAAAATGATTTTAGACCTTCTTTGAAGTTAGCCCATGCACCAGAACTCATGGACTCTATAACGTCAGGATTTGAAGCTAATCGCCTCGTAGATTCCGCTTTACGTCTAGAAGTAAGCGTTAAGTTTTGTGCTTCAATTAAAGCCTCTTCTGCTTTAGGTGATAACTCTTCATATCTGACTAATAGGTTAGTGTTACCATTTGGACTGTCTGTTGTCATGCTTTCCATGTAGTCAGACAAAGAAGAAACAGTGAAGTTATCGGGATCTAAAGTGCTTAAAAAAGATTTAGTTCCCTTCTGAACATCTTTTATTTTAGTCTGTTCAAGAACGTACTCTTGTTGTTTAGCTACATCATTTGGATATAGGAATTGAGCGTTCTGCATAGGGCTAGTACCAGCAGCCTCTCCTGCCTCTTGTATCTTAGTTTGGTTTGAAACATATTCTTGTTGTTTAGTAGTATCGTCTGGATGTATGAACTGAGCTTCTTGTATTCTAGTGGTCAGTTTAGGTGCTTTAGTATCTGTTGCTTTAGGAACTTCTAATAACTTCACACCTCCTAGACTACCTACTTCATACATTCTATCTGCCGCATACAAGTCTGTATTATATTTAGTGTTCATATCAGCACCACTCACTTGAGTATAAGTTTGTTGTGCATTACTCTCGCTATCCTTTTTAGGATCGTAAGCTTTCCATTCACCGTTGCTCTTTAAAGAATAAGAAACACCTGCTTTTGCCCAATTTTTACCTTGCCTTTTTAACTCTTCACCTGAAATACGTTCACCAAATGTTACTGCTTTAGTTCCTTCTGCTGTAGCAGGGGCCGTACCTACTGTTTCTATATCGCTTGGATCAGTATTGCTTACAGATACCCTAGTATCTACACCATCTATTACTACGGTTGTCATTGTACGAGCAGAAGGATCTTTTGGTTTTCCTGTTCCACCTAAAGATTTCCATTTTCCTGAACTTTTAAGGAACACTCCTTTTATTTCTACCCCATCTACTGTTCTTGATTGAGGCTTCCATTCGTCAGCAACTTGAGGTGCTGCTGAGTTATAGGTCTGTCCCTGATAAGTGTTCATGTCTACAAACTTAGTGTTGGAAGAACCGTCAGCATTTGTTGTACTAACTTCTTTCCATGTAGGAGGTTTAGGAGCCAAAGAAGCCGCTAAAGCCCTGCCTTTATCCATCATGGCTAGACCACCATTAGGATCAAACTTCATAATTTGTTCACCAGCTTTTTGATATGTTGCTGGCTTAGTCCAATCTGCGTCTTTAAAATCATTCTTAAATTGATTCATGCCTATTGCTTTAGGGCTTATGGCTTGTCCAAAAGCACCCATAGCTGCTGTCATAGAAACACCCTTCTGCTTTTCAGCATTGAGCATACTATTATATGACCCTTGTACTACTTGTAAAATGTTTGATTGAGGGCCTGAGCCGAATAATCCTGCCATGTGTCTCTACTCCTTTATATATTTTAAAGCTTGCTCTTTAACCAACCCCAACCATCACCTAATATATCTTGCCCTATGTCACTACCTAAAACTGAGGTTCCTAGATTCATCCAGTTTGCTGTATTATTAGCACTTTGCTGTGCGCCAATACCTTGTTCGGCTAGACCTTGTTGGAACTGAGGCTCTTGTGCAAAACCGTAGATTTGTTGTAGCATAGGTACTGAACCTAATGCTTGTTGTTGTGGTTTGAATTGCTCTGCGGCTACCTGAGAAGTAAGACCAAACATACCAGCTTGATTGCGTAACATACGGTCTTGCATTTGAGTCCCGTATTGTTGGGCTTGTATTGCTTCTTGGAACCGTTGGCTTTCTTGCTCTGTCTCTAATTGAGCTAAAGCTTGTGTACCAACCGTAGACCCTAGTTTACCAGACTGAATTAAACGACTCAACTTAGAGTCTGTCTGTTGCTCCCTCATAGGCTCTCTAAGGGCATTTACTCCACGTAGGTACTCTGAGGCAGCATCTTGTGGATCAAAGCTCTGGTACGCATCCTGAGAGCCCTGAAGCTGTCCTAGAAGACCCTGTTGAAATTGATTGTATTCAGGTGATGTTTGTTGATCAAATTGACCTGTAGCTGGATTAAATGAAGTAGTTCCGTATATACTATTAAAGTCCATACTACGAGGTGAACGAGCCTGTGATAACTGATTTACAGCATCACCTGTATATTCCCCATTAAACATAGTTCCAGTAAAAGCACCTCCAGTGCCTGTAGTGCCTGTAGTTCCTCCAGTGCCTGTAGTTCCTCCAGTGCCTGTAGTTCCTCCAGTGCCTGTAGTTACTCCAGTGCCTGTAGTTACTCCAGTGCCTGTAGTTACTCCAGTGCCTGTAGTTCCTCCAGTGCCTGTAGTTCCTCCAGTGGCTCCAGTGGCTCCAGTGGCTCCAGTTCCTATTAAACTCAAGTAATCAAGACCACCCTGCCCATTAGAATTGCCAGCAGGAAGACCGCCAGCAGCAGCATTCCCAGAAACACTAAGAAAACCAGCCCCTGTGCTATTTTTACTATCACCTATTAATGACAGTTTCATGTCAGAATTTAAAGAATCCCATTGAGAAGCAGGAAAACCTTCTGGTTTTAAAGCAGCTAATTGAGAGTCAGTAAGATTCTGACTTCCTTGTATGTAAGCATTAGGTAGTTGGTCATTTATCTGAGAGGATCTTGCCTTTGCTACACGATCAATTTCACTCATACTAGACCAATTAGGGTCTTCTAGTTCTAATCTAGCATACTTTCTTTTAGCTTCATCATTCATTCCGTACATAGTTTGACTAGCAAATTGACCTAAAGGATCAAAATCACTATAAGCATTTAACAAACCACCAAGATAATTATCAGCACCTAGTCCTTCTGCTGCTTTATCTATCATTAAATTTGTAAGACCACCAGTAAGACCACTACCTATTCCCGTAAACATTGTATCAGGCACAGCGTCAGGGTAATTAGCTCCTGTACCGCTAGTAGTAAATTGAGTAGGTGCAGCAGCGTATGTGTTTGTTTCACTAGGACTGCCCATTAGTGATAACATTCCAGTGTTTTCAAAATCGCTTGTATACGGAAATCTCATAGGTTGATTTTTAAGCTGGACTGCTTCTGGACTTTCACTTATCTGCTTTAAAACTTCAGCAGGGCCTAAACTCTGCATTTTTTCTGCGTAGTGAGCTAAAGCTTCTGGATTAGGCTCTCTACCAAAAATAGTATCAAATATTGTTTTTACATTATTTATATTTGATGCTGAAGGAGGAATTGTTGTTTTTATTTTATTATTATTTTGATTTCCTCCTGCTGGATTATTGTAACCTCCAGCACCTGTAGTTTTGTTAGCGTATCCTCCATATGGGTTATCTTCACCACGCGTATCTCCACCTGTCATGTTACTAGAGCTATTGCTATAAAAATTAGCCATTATGCTGTCCTCTTCCAAAAGTAAACTACGACATAAGGCTGTACAATATCGTGTGTATGAGTTGCTCCACCACCTGTAGATCCAGAAGCAGGAGCCCCTGCGCCACCATTGGTCGTAGCGTATACATTAGCACTTCCATCACCACCGCCTAATGTCCATCCAGAAGCGTGAGTGTGTGCTGGTATCTCACTAATTGAAAGAGCGTGTGCGTCTGTCTTAGCACCACCTGTCTCTTCTACAACATTAAAAGAAGCGTCTGAAGAATCAATACCTACTAGAACTCTGCCAGCACCAAAAGCTGACCATGTGCCTACTCCTAATAAAGTAGCAGGGTTAGTAGCAACAATAGAAGTGTAGACAGACCCTACAGGGTAAGCAAATCCATTTACTGTAGCTGCATTAGAAGAGGCAGTTGTAATAGCTGCGGCAACAAAGGCTGTAGTAGCTACTTTAGTAGTTGTATCACCAGACGTAGGAGTAGCTGCGCTAAAGGCTTCTGCTGCATTACCATTTAACTCTGCTTTAGAGTTGACTGCTGTTTGAACTGCTACAAATTCAGTATTAAAACTATCTCCTGAAATAACCTTAGCTGGATCTGAATCTGCTAAAGCATCCTTACCTGACCACGCTATCTGTACCGTGTAATTACTCATCGAATCTTGCCCCCTTTAGCTAAAACGGTCATGCTCTGTAGCGACCCTTTAAACCCTTTAATTAAATTTATCATTTCTATCTGTACCACCTTAGCAGCTTTACTTAAATTAATTCTGTACTCTCTAGGGAAGAACAGAGGTGAGTATTTAGACGCACCATATAAACTTGTACTGGAACCGTATAAAGCAGTAACTCCAGAAGATGAGGGCCTAAGATTAAAAGAGGCTGAATCGCCTTGTGTGTTGTTGTAGTCTCTAAACCAATTAACTGTAACATCTTGCTCACGACCCCCATCTATAACACAAGAAAACTGTTTTAATAATTTAGCTGTGTCGGGGTTTCCAAAGTCCATCCATACTGTTTTAAATATTGTTTGATATGCGTTATTGATTGCGGTAGAGCCTGAGTAGTCTACATCAAAATAGTTATCGTAATCAGCAACTACACCATTAAATGTTTTACCTACAACACTAGATCCTAGTCCAATGTAGAGAATACCTTCATTAGTAGAAAAGTAAGACTTAGGACTTCTGCTGAAATCAGTAAGCCACTTAGTAACACGGGGAGTCATGTCTGGATTCTGAGCTTTAAAGTCTAAGATGTATGTTTCATTAATTCCTGTAAACGATAAAATATAGTAACCACCAGAATGATTAAACTGAGCCTTAATATCGTCTGGACTAGATGAAATAATATGTTTTATAATATCACTCTTGACATTCTTAGTCAAGTCTGTTAGGGGCATCTTGTCTTGTATCTTAGTACGATTGAGGGATCTTACACCGTCAGCAGATAAGAATAAAACATCATCACCAAAGGCTTGTACTGAGTCACGGGCAATACACCCTACTCCGTGTATAACTTCATCTAAAGCAAAAGTAGCAGCACTAGGATCAAAAGGATCATTATAGATAGCTATGTTCTGCTTTCCAAAAATAATTAACTTACCGTTGAACGACTCTAATGCAACTATATCATCATAGCCCCATACCGACCTCATATTAACTGCGCCAGCTCCAGTACCTTGAAATTTATGATGATTTAATGATTGAGAATAAAATAAAGTTTCTTTGTCTTCTGAAATACCTGCTGCCCACATTCTACCATACTTAGATAAAACACAAGAAGGGTTAAATGTAGTTACACCAACAGGTGATGTATATCCTGTTACGTCTTCTAAATCAGACCATACTCCAGTAGTTTGATTATAATGTATTGGCTTGTGTCCTTTCTGAACTGCCATAGCATTATTATCATACTGCACCCATTGCCAATTATCTGCTGAAATAGTTTGAGGACTGTTTGCAAAATTCTGTTGAGTAGATGTAGCAGGAGAAGTGCTAAAATCCATTTTAAATATTTTATTATTTGCAGAAGATATTAAAGTATATGTACCGTTTGTATTTTTATGATTATGTAGAGACTTTACAGCGTGATTGCCTACAGAATTAGAAATAGCTCTAATCCCTTTACGAGAAGTTAACCTACCTTCTGAGGTAAGCATTATATTCTCTGCTTTAATTAACCATCGGTGATCTAGACTAGAAGCGTTAGCTTGAGTGTTTAATCCAAAGACTCCTACCGAGTCTAGCACTAACGGGGATAAGGGCTTAGTTGGCATACCACACAGTCTCCATTTGAGTCTTACCAGCGTCAATCTGCACTGCTCTTGATATTACATTGTTGTATTCTACCGCAGCTACAGACACTTGAGTTCCTCCGTCCTCACCTCGTTCAGATAAAGCTCTCAGATAAGCACCTAAAATAACAGCTTGCTCAATAACATAACAATTAGTAGATGCTTGCGTTAATTTATCTTGTGGTTTAACTACGTTAAAATTAATCTGTCGTGTGTCATTAGGCACAGGCCAAATATCAACTACAGTGTCTAAATTATTGTCTATGCCATTAAAACCATATCCAATAGGTTGTCCTGTAGCTATATTAGCAGTAGGAAATACTTTTAGATTTAGTTCAGCACTAGACATTTGTTTTAGATGCACTCCTTCTTTTGTATCTATAACATCTAAAACTTTAAAGTCTCTATCTGCACCCACTAAAGAGTAAGACATAGTTCCGCTTGTAGTAGAAATAGCAGACGTTACTCTCAGAACTTGCCAATCCCAGTAATGTTCTACTTCATACTTTGCATCATTAACAAAGTCACCAATCATTTTTTGATAATCAGTTGGGCCGCTAGCTGAAGATAAATCACCTGTCCAATCAGAACCTAATTGATCCTCTCTTAACCTACGCAACACTCCGTCTATAATTTCTCTATATGTCATTTATTGAACCTTCCCCATTAAATAAGAACTCAGGCCACCAAAAATAGCAGCTAGTGCTACAAAACCAGAAGCCATGCCCCTAGCCTTAGCTATTTGAACTGAGTGGTGGTCTATCTCAGTACCATGTAAATTAATTCTAGTATCTATGTTATCTAGCCTGTGTTGAATAGCTAATTGTTTTTCTTCCATTCGGATGATAGCGTTCATTAGTTCTGCCATTCTATCTACTTTAGCTGTTAAAGATTCTAGACTATTTTCTATCCTATCAAATCGTTGTTCTGACACTTTCAATAAGTCCTTATATAATAAAAAACGCCAAAGGCAGCAGCGACTATAATTATAACAATCCCTAGTACAAGTAAACCTTCATTAATATTTGAGTTAATTTTAGCTTGTCTAATCTTTCGTTTTTTAGCATCAGACTTTTGCTTTTTATTAAACTCATCACGAAATTGTTGATACTTGTAATACCCTAAAAGTCCCTGTTTGTTGAGCATAAACTCAAGTTCTTTTTCTTGCCTTTCTAAAGCCTGTTTTGCTTGATAGGCGGCTAGTACGTCACCTGTACCTAATTTAGCCTTTTGCTCTATAGCTTGGCTTGCACCAAAGTATTTTGTTAACGCAGATCCAGCATCAGCAATTTCCTTGCCGTTACTTAGTGTTTGCTTAATTACTTGAAAAGCCGCATTAGCAATAGCTAATTCTGCTAGCATATCCACAACCTCCTTGTATATTCTTGAGGAACCCCGTAAGGCTCTCTTGATGGTTGCACTACAAGATACTCTGCGTTTACTCTGTTTACTGAAGGTTCAATTAAAAGTTCTTGACCTACAGGGGCTGAGGTAGGTAAAACATGCACAGGGTACACTTCTAGTGGACTAGAGTTCATTAAATACTTTGTAAATTCTTAGCACAGAAAGCAACAGTAGTTTTTTCTTCTGTTTTTTTCTGTGATATGTATCCCAACATAGGATTAACAATTAACTCATAATCTAACTTTTTAGAAATATCTATTAATTCTAATCTACATTGTTTAAGGGTTGGATAGCTAAAAATTATAACAGGCATTGCAGGTACTTCAGTCACTGCAAGCATAGTTGTTACTAAGATTGACCACATTACTTTTTAGTATTTTTTTTATGAGATAACGGCTTACTAGAAGCAGTGTGTTTTGCACCTGTCATAGCTTTTCCATTAGTCTTATGAATAGAACCTTTCCATTCAGTACCATTTTTTAAATAATGTTTTACACCCTTCATTTTTAGTATCCTTTTTTCTTTGGACTTTTCTTTGGCTTACTAGCTGCTGTTGCGGCTTTTTTACCTGCGGCTGTGTAAGGGTACTTCTTACCTTTTACTGTTGGCATAAATTTCTCCTATGGGTTTAGCGCATCAATCTGCGCTTGTAGTGCTGCAATCTGTGCGACTTTTGGGTCAACCCAACCAGCCACATTACCCCATGCACTGCCGTCAAAGGTATGCTTTGCACCCTGCCAACCATCAGGTACTGTTACGCCTGTGTGTATAGTTGCATTGCTGGAGTTCATATCACCGATAATAAAGTCGGGTGTAGTGATACTGTCTGCGGTAGCAGTAATAGTTGCATCGTCTGCGAATGTGTAGACTGATACGTTGCCTGTGTTAAATGTAATTGTTTGCATTGTTAAACACCTTTAAGTAGTAGAGTTGTTGCTTTGACGGCTTTTCCAGCAATTACAGATGGTGCGCCAGAAGTAGAATCTGCACTTGTCGCTAATGTCCCATCAATCTGAACATAGTAGGTTGAGCCAATCGCAAGACTTGATTGATTGGTAGACACGCCACCCTGTAGCATTATTGTAGCGGTCTGCCCGTTAGTATAAGCGGCTGTTGATGTGCCTAAAAAGTTTGTAGAGGTTAGGTTAAAAACTGGGTTTTTCCCGATTGTGCCTACAACAGCAAAGCCTTTAAAAGAGTTATTAGCTGCTGTGCTTACAGTAACAAATTTTAGGGCTGTGGCGGGGTCAAATTCAATCGCTAGATTATTAGAGTATGCAGACGTAACTGCATCTTTAGCTTGAAAAATAATGTTTGAGCCAACGATATTACCGCTTATCACCCATTGGTACTGGGATGTACCTCGATAGGTTATGGCAAATGCTCCCGATGTGTTAGGGTCAAACGATACACGCATATCGCTAGGTTCTTGGTCACTAGAAAATGTGTAAGCT